TCATCAACTGAATTTGACATTGAAAAAATCCGTCGCTTTACCCAGTCTGAACTAGCCCGATTATCCCAAGAAGACTTAGAACTGCCATTCTGCTATCAGCTAGGTACTGATGTGCTTGTTGGTGCAAATAGAGTAGTTAAGATCGATGATCATTGCTGGCGTGTCATGGAGCAAGATCAGCAGGTCTTTGATTTTTTCAATCGTAAAGATGCTATATTCTACTGTATAGCCTTGTATAAACAACAAACCCATCTGGCACGAGAAATACGCGACAATGATAGCCTACTAAATAAATTGGAATTTGACGCCAGTCTATACCGACTACGCTATAAAAAAGCCCAGGAAAAAGGTGATACTTGGGGTGAAGAATACTACAGTGTTCGTTATACAGAAACACAGCATAAGATAGAACAAGTTAAAAAAGAAATTAAGAAAAACCTTAACTTGGCTAAATATATTAAAGTCTAAATAGGAATTTGACCATGAAACTAGCAGAAATGTCTACAAAATCAACACGTAAGATCAACAAACTAATGGAGAGCCGCTTTGGTTTTGCTATTAATTTTAGTAATCTAACTGTTGAGAAAGCAGAACGTCTAAGTGAAACTATCACAGCTAACTTAGATAAGATCCGCCACAGTGTGGACCTGCACACAGCAGAACGTAATCCACGTTATATGGAATTACTCACTGTTAAAGAGGGCCTAAGCACTTGGTTAGAACAACATCGCCAACAATTAGTAGAAGGCGAAGTTGGTAACGCTGAAGTGTTACTAGCAGCTAAAAACATGGTAGATTCAATTCAAGACGCGATCGAAAAAGTTGGTAAGATGCAAAATGAACAACTGCCAGAACTACTAGACAGCATCCGCGACCAGGTTGGCGCAGAACAAGCTGAAGGTTTTAAAAACGCAGTTGGTACAACACTAGAAACACTAATGCAAAATCTACAAACAGCACGCGAAGGTGTCGATGGTGGTGTGCGTATCCTAACTGGTGAGCAAGTTGATAATCCAATGGCCATGCCAGGTGATGATCTAAGTGGCGGAGATGTAAGTTTACCCCCAGCACCAGGCAGTGATCTAGATCAAGACGAAACTGATGGTTTTAGTGCTACAGATGCTGCAACAGGTGGCGCAGAAGAACTTGGTCGTGAACTAAGATAATCGTGCGTTTAGATGAATTTCAACACAGTCCAAAGAATACTCCAGAGTCTAATTTAACAACAGCTCTGGAACTTATTCGCCATAGATATAAAGATAAGAAACAACCCCCAAAAATTTCAACACAAAGCCTAATCAATCTTGTGCTTAACACAGACAAGACATTTGATTATGATGCGCTAGTACAGGCAAATATAAACAATCCAGCTCTTAAAAATTTAATCAAAAGCTATAACAAAGATTATATTGAACTACGCCCAGCCGGTGAAGACAATGACAGTTCGGCAACTGTAGAAAATCCTAAAGATCAAGATGTAGACCCAAATGCACCAGTGGATACTGTATCTAATATGGCCAAACAAGCCGCCCGGAAACGCAACGCACCTGGGTTCTAGTATTAAATACTAGATGATTCGTTTATTTCCTGTAGTAGAATTTTACATTACTAATGTTTGTAATTTAAGTTGTCGCGGTTGTAATCGCTTCAATGACTTAAATTTTAAAGGACATCAACGTTGGATTGATCATGCATCTGCATACGAAGCATGGAGTCGCCGTTTAGATATTCCACGTATTACAATAATTGGTGGTGAACCTACACTTAATCCAGATCTAGAACTATGGGTTAGTAATCTACGTAGATTGTGGCCCGATGCTGTGATAATGATACAGACTAATGGAACGTATCAACGCCCGGAACATCTAACATTTTGGGACAAGTATGCTGTGGGATTTGGTCTTAGTTTACATGACCCTGCGACTGCAGAAAATCTTAAAGAACGTTGGAAATACCATGCTGGAGTAGTGGAAGCATATACATTTCACCAATCAACAGTAATTAAACAAGATAACTATCATATTTTACATACCAGTGATCCTGTAAAGGCATTTGCTGCCTGTGATATGAAACACGATCATACTATGTATCAGGGTAAGTTGTATAAATGTCCAGCAATGAGTAACTTACCAGATTTTGATCAGCAGTTTGATCTGAGATTAGATGATCGTCAACGTGAATTATTATACAGTTATAAGCCATTGACCGTCAACTGTTCTGAAGAAGAACTACAGCAATTTGTTGTAACTAAAGATAAACATATACCGCAATGCGAATTTTGCCCACAAGATCTACGGTGGCATACAGCACTGGGCAAACTAAAAGAAAATTTACCAAAACCAATTTTTCCTTTGCAGGTACAAGAAACAGATTTAGATAAGATTCGATTCCCAAAAGACTGGATAAAGGTTGACACTCCCTGATAAATACTGTAGTATTATACTATACTATTGGAGTTTATATATGGCTTATTCAGAAAAAGTTCTAGATCATTACGAAAATCCTCGTAATGTGGGCACCATGGACAAGGATAGTCCAGACGTAGGCACTGGCATGGTAGGTGCACCTGCCTGCGGTGATGTAATGAAACTACAGATTGAAGTCCATGAAGGGATCATAACAGATGCCAAATTTAAAACGTATGGTTGTGGCAGTGCTATTGCTAGTAGTAGCCTTGTCACCGAGCTCCTCAAGGGCAAGACGCTGGATGAGGCTCAGACCATCAAAAACTCACATATCGCAGAAGAACTTGCGTTACCGCCCGTCAAGATACATTGCTCGGTGCTTGCAGAAGATGCGATCAAATCAGCCATAGCGGACTATAGAAAGAAACATGAAGAAATCACTCATTGAAAGCCCTTGTATATCAGTATGCCGCTATGAAAATGAAGTATGCGTTGGGTGTGGTCGCACGGTTGACGAAATTACTAATTGGTACGATATGTCTAATGATAAAAAACAAGCAGTGTTAAACAGGCTAGAAAAAGAGTCCGAAGGTTGGTTTAAATAATGGATATGATCTCACTTACTGCTACAGCAGCTAAAAAAATGCAAGACTCTCTATATAATAGAGGTCGTGGTATAGGTATGCGCATCGGGGTACGTACTGCTGGATGTAGTGGCTTTGCTTATGTGTTAGAATTTGCTGATGAAATACGTGAGCATGATATTGAAATAGATGAACGTGGTGTTACTTTATTAATTGATAAAAAAGACATAGTTTATCTACAGGGCATGGAAATCAATTATGCTAAGAAAGGTCTCAACGAAGGGTTTGAATTCCAAAATCCTAATGCCAAAGCTGAATGTGGTTGCGGAGAAAGTTTCACAGTTTAGTTGACCTCAGAAGATTATTAATATATAATATTAATATGACCAAAAAATTTCAAACACCCACTCCCGAATATCATACCATACCCGAACCTAATGATATTTTTAATAATATTTTAGCAGATCATTTTAAAGGTTACACGGGAAGATTTTTAGGTATTGGCGCTAATGTAGGACTTGATTGGGGATTTCCTTTATTAGATCGGGGATGGTCTGGGATATATTGTGAACCAGATCCTATAGCGTGTTCGCAATTAATACAAAATACAGAAAAATATCGAGATCGTGTTAGCGTTGTTAATTCTGCTATTATGCCTACTGGTGGACTAAGACCATTTTATTTAAGTTTAAATAGTTCATTTCTTTCTAGTATGCACTCAGATTGGTTAGAAACTGTATTGTCATACAATAATAATAATCAATGGGATCAAAATCCTAAAAAAGTATCTATACTAACTAATTCAATATCATTCCAAGAATTTATAAATTATATTGGAAAAGATTTTGATCTTATAGTCATCGATACCGAAGGATTTGACGTTGAGATAGCAATGAGCGTAGATTGGTCGCAATTTACCAAATGCACACTAATTAGTTTAGAACATGGATTTCCGGAAGTATATCCGTCTTCGAATATAATTGAACAATTATATAATCAAGGGTCTTTTATTTTAACTACTATAACCCCCGGACATGCAGTTTATAAAAAAATAATTTAATATGCTTATTCAAAAATACAACTATACCCCCATTAATCGTGACACAGTAGAAGGTAAACGTCTTTATACTTTACCAGATGGGTCACGTGTTCCTAGTGTTACTACAATACTTGATCGTACCAAACCACAAGAGAAGCGAGATGCTCTTGAAAATTGGCGTAAACGAGTAGGGACCGATAAAGCCCAACAGATTACCACAGAAGCCGCTAGTCGCGGCACACGCATGCACAAATGGCTAGAAGACTATGTGCGTAACGATCGTGAAATGGGCACCCCTGGAACTAATCCAAATAGTCAACAGAGTTATGCTATGGCACAAGAGATAGTAGAACATGGCTTAAAACATGTAGATGAAGTATGGGGCATAGAAGTGCCTTTATACGTTCCGGGCTTGTATGCAGGAACAACAGATGCCTGTGGAGTATACAAGGGTAGTCCGGCAATTATCGACTACAAACAGACTAATAAACCCAAGAAAACCGAGTGGATCGAAGACTATTTCCTTCAATTATGCGCCTATGCAGCCGCACACAATGAAGTCCATGGTACGGACATTAAACAGGGTGTGATCCTGATGGCAGTAGCACCTAAACTCCTAGAAGATAATAACTTTGCTAAGCCAGAA